TTAAACTGAACGATCTGAATGCTGGAGTCAGGGTCGATGCCGATCTTAGGAAGGTCGTCGATCAGCTGATTACGAGTGGCTCGAGCGTACTTAGCGACTATTGCGTCTGACTTGTTGATGACCAAAGTGTCTGCAGGATCGGTAGTCTTGCGCGAATGTGGGAGACGGTGGTTAAAAGCTGCTTTGGAATAGTGGAAAGAGCGAACGTCCTTAAGCTCAGCTGTCTCATAAAAACGCAACAAAAGCCCTCCAAACAAGATAGAGGGATTGAACTGGCAGGAGGTGGCAATACCTGTGTCATTGAACTGCGTGGCGTTAGGGTAAAGACTGATGCTTTTGTAAGCAAGTCGGTACAAGTTAGCGTCCTTATGGAAAGAAGTGAAATCGTAACTGTCGTTGTAAACGACGTTGCCGACATCCTGGCGCATGGCACCGATGGTGTTGTCAAAAAGGACACCGATAGCGTGTACACGAGCGCCTGAAGTACTAATGTAGCCCATGGTGTCTGTATTGGGCGATTGGGCAACTGGTGAGCCACTAGCTCCATCTATAAGAGGTCTATTGTTAATACTAAGGTGTCTCCAGTCAAGGTTTGCAATAACGCGAGAGTCTTCAGTTGGCATACCAACGTAGCCAGGGACTGCTGAGGGCGGGTGGGTGGCTTTGGCGATCCAAGCGGTGCCGGCTGCAGAACAACCGGGCAGCGGTGGAAGGGGTGGAGTGTCAACCTCAGTCATAGACATAGGCGAAGGAGTGACATCAGTATTCTTGTCGACGCCCAAAAGTTGAATGTCATTAAATTGTTCCTGTTGCGTCATGTTGAAGAAGGAAAAGAAGGAATGAAAAGAGAGGGAAAGAGCGTAGAAGGGAAAGAAGAAGCGTAAAATAGAAGGAAAGTGAGTTTGTCAAGCAAAGAATCAAAAGAAATGGTGTAGGTAGGAGTATCCATTTAAACGACAGGTGAAGACGCAACAAGATTGCGAAGCGACAACTGTTGAAAAGAAATCTTTTGTGCATCATTTTTAAGAAAATGGTAAAGCTGACAAATTTGTTCAGGTGTGACTCGATCACGGCCGTAGTGCAGTGCTGAGGCGAGTGAGAGCTCGCGCAACTGGGCCTCAGACTTAATAGTCGCGACGGCAGCAGCGGCACTGATCTTAGCTTCATTAAAATGTTCTTCATCTCGATAGAGCTGACCACAAAATTTCGAAGCGCGGCGAAACAGGTCAGGCCCCGCATAAGTGTCCGTCATAATAAAAGATGCAAACTCGCCCACGTCACCAGTGTGTTGTTTAAGCTTGTGTTTAGAGACGGCGATGAAAGCAGCACCATCATCGGTGAGCACCGCACGCTCGCAATAGGAGCCGCTGTCGTCACCCTTGTACCACGCAAATTGCTCTCCAATAAAGTCGAAGCAGAGATTCATAAAAGCCATGTTGCCATTAGTGTTCTCAAGCAAAGTAAAAGGATTACCCGAG